ATAATTCTTTACAATAATTATATACTTCTAGTAATTTTTCATCACATGTTATTCGTATATTTTCTATTTTTTTATTTAATTCCGGATATGTTACACCTATATCATTCAAAAAATCATTTATTATTTTTTTAAATCCCTCCGGTATTTCTTCCATTATAAATATATTGATTTATTATTATTTAAATTAAAATATTGTAAATTACAATAACATAATTTACAATATTACAATTATTCAAAATACATTACAGCAAGTTTTGATAAATTCTTAGCATACTTTACAGCCATTTCTCTACTAGTATCCGACAAACCTGCTATCTTTACTCTCATTTTCTCTATTCCATTTAATACATCATTACTAACCACATCATTATTATAATCTTTTTTCAAAAAAAAGTCAAAATCACTTTCATCAATTTGCTTCTTATACAATAAATATATATGTTGATACCAATACTGTATAATAATTTTTGGTTTTACTTTCATTACCCCATTAATAAATGTTCTACTTGTCAATAATTCTACTTCCCTAGGAAATACACTAATTACATCGTCAATAAATTCCGATAAATGTGTATTAAAAGTTTTTACAATAAATTTTTTATCAGTCATAAATATTATTATTTAACACATATATTTTAAATATATTTTACATTAATTATTTAATTTGAGCTCGTTCTTCTTGATATTTCTTTATTTCACCTTCATCTACCTTATTTGGTTTATAATCTTCTGGAGGCGTAAATATTTTTTCATTACCATTTATACTTCCATAATTATACATGTTTCTCATCCCACCGTCTCCCTTCGCGGCTAATTCTTCTGAGGACATATCTAAAAATGAAAATACATCGGATTTTACAAAACCATGAACATCATTCATTGAAAATGATTGTGGCTCTACTTTAGATACCCTTGGATCACCCATTTTTTCAACATTTTCCGTTTTTATTACTGTATCAAAATGATTGTGAATTTCATCACCATATAATAATTCATTTTTTTTATATAATAACATTAAAGCCGGAACCTTATTTACTTGATTTGGTAATAATATTTTATCTCCATTTTCTAATATAATATATACTTTATCTTCTATTTTAAAACGTTTGTCTATACATAGAAAATGTATGTCTGATTTTATCTTTGTATTTGTTAACTTTGTTAATATATTTTTACAATGACTACAATAATTACTATAATATAATACTCTACTCATATATTATTTGTTTTTTTCTTAATTTTTAAAAATAAACGACTAAATAATATAAAATTGATATAAATAAAAAATATATAAATTATAATATATAGAATAATGAGTAGTAAAACAAAAAGAAATATACCGGAAGTTTTTAATGTTTCTTCGACAAATAATACTACATCTTTTAAAATAAAAAATACAAATGTTAGTTTTGTTAATGCATTACGAAGAACTATATTAAAAAGTATTGAAACTGCTGTTTTTAGAACTTCTCCTTATGAAAAAAATGATTGTAATATAATTACAAATACATCCAGATTAAATAATGAAATTTTAAAGCAAAGACTTTCTTGTATTCCAATTCATATCAAAGATTTAGATATTATAGAAAATCTTGAAATGGAATTAGATGTTGAAAATACAAGTGAGTCTGTAATTTATGTAACTACACATGATTTTAAAATTAAAGACAATACAACAAATAAATTTTTGTCTGATACAGAAACAAATAAAATATTTCCAGTAGATCCAGTGACCAAAGAACATATTATTTTTGCAAGATTAAGACCAAAGATTGCTACAACTATTCCTGGTGAAAAAATTCATTTAAAGTGTAAATTATCAATTAATAATGCAAATGCAAACGGTTCTTTTAATGTAGTATCAACTTGTGCATATAGTTTTGATGATGATGTTGAAAAACAAAATAAAGAATGGTTATTATTTAGTAAATCATTAAATAAAACAAAGGCTGGTATTGAGAAAGAAAAGAAAAATTGGTTTAATCACAAATCAAAAAAATTTTATAAACAAGATGTATTTAATTTTATTGTTGAAACAATTGGTGTTTTCACAAACATTGAAATTATTAAAAAAGCTTGTGAAATTATTAAGTCAAAATTACAAAAACTTCAAGTATTATACACTAATGAAAATAAACTTATAAAAAAAAGTATTTCTACAACAAATTATTGTTATGATATTACACTACCAGATGAAGATTATACAATTGGGAAAATTATAGAATATATTATACATCAAGATTTTTTCGCAAACGGACCAGAATTATCATATGTTGGATTTTCAAAAAAGCATCCACATGATAATGAATCTATAATTCGTTTAGCATTTAATCAAGAAGAAAATTCTAATATTGATTCTATTAGATCTATTTTAATACATGCTATTACACAATCTATGGATATTATTAATAATATTGATGAATCATTTGGTTAATTTAGACAGAATTTAATTGATTAGAAAGTATATTGTAATTTTTTTTTGTTTCATCTATTTCCATATCTCTAAACACATAGTTTATTGAAAACATTAATTGTGCTGGCTCCAATGAATTAACATAATTAATTATAAACAGTTTATCTGTCCTCTTTTCACTTGGTTTTAAATGATTAATATAATCCTGATGAATATTAAACATATGTGTTCTAAATTGCACTGGAAACGTCTTTAATGGTGCTTCCTTTCTAATATAACACGATTTGTAATTCTTCCACAATTGCTCTGTCCAATTAAATAAATCCATCTTATATGTATTAAATAATTGATTATACTCTGGATAATAATACAAAAACTCCCTCAACTTTTTATCCTTTAAAAGATTATAATACTGGTATTGGATCTTTGGATTATTACCCCTCAAAAGTTTCACCTTCAAATAATTCGAATTCCATATTTTTGTTCTATATTTTCCATGTTTCAATACTACTCCCATTATTTTATAATCCAGGTTCAATGATGTAAAATAATCATACAATTCACCATAACTTTTTCCCTTATAATTTTCATAAGTTGTAACCTCATTCATTCTTTTTGGTAAATATACTTTAGGATCATTATCATCCAAACCATTATATCCTGGAAATGCTAGTTTAATATTTACCTCCTCTACTTCCATATTAATACATTTATACATATTTACAATTATTAGCCTCTTTTCTGAAAATGGCACTACAATTCTATTTTCCGGATGCTGTAAGATAAATGAATAACAATAAGACTTATTTAACATATTAAATTCCAAATTACTTGACTCCATTGCTTCCAAAAATAAAGTTCTATATGTCTTTGGATAATCTCTAAAAAATTTACACTTAGCACCAATTATACTCTTTGTAGAACACATCCATTCTTCATTATAATAAAACAAATTTATCATTGTTCCCTCCACAAAATCCTCCACAATTACTTTATCATAACTTACATTTTTCATAAATTCAGTGTAATCTATAGCTTTTGGACATGAAAAACACAAAACTTTTTCACCATCAGTTATTACAGATCTAAACAAACCAAGAGTTTTTATATTTTCTTTATTAATTTTAGACTTATCATAATTCAACATATACAATGAACAATTATTCATTTTTCTTACATTTATATGTTTAGCTTTTGCATATGATTTATCATTAATAACTTTAGTGATGTCTGCATATAAACTCAAATTGTAACTCATCTTATTTATTATATTGCTAATAATCTTTTAAGTATATATTATTTTCAATTTATGATTGTTTAAATAATATAATTTCTATATTATTTATAAGATATGTCTGACTCTGAAAATATAGTCCTAAAATTAGGAACAATTATTAAAATAATTGCTAGTTCCAATGAAGAATTACACGAAAACATGTTTATGATTAATTATTTAGATGATAAAATTGTTGAACTTATAGGTCCAAATATAGACGAACCTTTAATTTTAAACACAGAAAAAAATGGTTACTTTCGTGATAAGTCAATTGAAAGTATTGAAATATTAAGTTATCCTGAAGAAGATGGATATGCATTACAAAATGATTTGACTGTTAATAAATGGATATCTATAAGATTTGGTGGTGATTTACCAACTACTATTAATGGTCAAATTACAAATTTAGAAAACGATATGATTCAAATTACAATATATCCATCTGGTGACATTATTTACATCAATTTTGATTATAAAGGTATTCCACGTGATTTACCAATAATAAGTTTTGATGAAATTAAAGAACCAACAAGTATGGAAAAAAGTGTTTCAAAAGTAGCAGAAGAGGAGGATGATAAAGAAGAAGAAACATTTGAAGAAACAGATGATATTGATTTTGAAGAAGAGCAAATGAGAGCACCAGATGAAGAAATACAAAATATATTAGATCATAATATTAAATTAGGAGATGAGCTAGTATTTTTAGAAGATATGGGAAAAATAGAAGAGATGGTAAATGTAAGTGAATCTGAAAAAAGATTTAGTTTAATAGAACAAAAAAACGATTTATTAGATTCATTATTAGCAGATGTTCCTACATTAGAAAGAACAAGAAAGATAATGGATTATTTTAATAAAAATGTTCAAAGATTTGATGAATTACGAATGATGTTTTCAGTATTTGATAATTATAATAATATTGTAGGTTTTAAGAAAAATGATAAACAAGTGAAATCCATAATTGAATATTTAATTAACTTCAATAAAGACTTTAAATGGATAATACCAGTTGTAAGAAACAAGAAAAAAATATATAATGTTGATATTGAAGAAGATGATTTGGATATATTAAATATTATATCTGAATATAAAGATAGTCATGTTTTAAGCACTTATTTAAAATATGTAAGTGACTATAATAAAAATGAGGTTCCTGAAGGTTATAATAAATATTATTACTTCATTTCAAAAATATGTGAATTATTTTCACCATTTGAATTAACAAATGATAAATCAAATATTTTAAAGGAAGAATTTGTGAAAGAAAACTTTGATGTATTACTTGAAAACTTAAATAATTTTGAATCATATACAGTAAAGGGAAAAAAACAAGGAAAGGATGAAATATACAATATTAATAATTTTAAATTCTTAATACAACGTTATACAAAGGGATTAACAAAGTTATTTTTACCAGATAAATTTACAAAAAATTTCATTATTGAACCACTAACAACAAATGATAAAATGTCATTAAAAGGTTTATTAATATTACCATATGCATTTGTAAGATATGCAAAAATTAATTTACATAAAACTTCAATATTAGAAAGAGTAAATTTAAATTTTATAAAATATAATATTGGTGATATATTAACTCAAGAAATAAACAATAAAATTATAACTGATGAAAATGAATATGAAGAAGATGAGGATTTCTTAACAGAACCTCTTTATTATACATCACAAAGTATAACAAATTTTGATGATCAAGAACCAGATTTTTATAAAAATTTTTTAAATAAATTCATACCGAGTAACAGAGAATTATTTAATTTGATAAAAACACAAATACATAACAAAAATAATTATTATGAAATTGTAAAAGCATTAGAACCATTTGGTATATATGAAAATAACATTGGATTTATGTTATACAGAACTATTGTTCTTTTTATGGAAGAAAATAATCTTGAAATAAAAAAACAAATCAACACAAATACACAAATATTTTCTAATTATTTAAGCAACATTTCAAAAATAGATTCTATTAATGGTATTTTTAAGGTATTAGAAAATACTGATTTGTTTGAAGTTAATCATTATAGAAAATATTCTAATTTCAACATTGAAACTTTAAATAATATGTTTTTAGTGGATAATGGGCAATTTTTATATAGTTTAATCTCAAAAGAAAACTTAGACTTACAAAATAATATAAATGTTGATGATATTATTGATGAATCGTTGGATGAATCAAAAAAATCCAATGCATGTGATCAAAAATACATATTGGCCAAAAGATATGCAGCAATTGAAGATTTACAAGAAGATGATAGTGAAACAATTTACTTTGATAAAAAATATGATGATACACCTTATGATATTGGTAAACATTGGTTAGAAACAAATGATTTTGTTGATATGGGTCGGGAAGAAATTATTACAGAACTAGCAAATCATTTAATAAAAAACAATGGTATAGAAGAGATAAAAGCTACAAGAGATGCAACATCAATGATATTTGAAAAAAAAGAAGTTATTGATGGTGATATTGCTATTTTAGATGAAATAGATCAAGAATTAAAATATTACATAAGAAAAAATCAAAAATGGAATTTACTTGATGAATTTTCTGGAAGAATGATCGATTCTATCAACTTTTGTAATTTAAAAGAGAATTGTGTAAAAATTAGAAATAATTGTATGGCCGAAGATGAAACAAAAAATCAAATACAATCTCGATTAAATAAAGAAATTAATAAACACTTCGAGAATGTTATTGGTTCATCATTTGAAGAATTAAATACTTTAGTTCAAAATA